CCGGACACTATGTGTCTGGCTAATCTGAGGCCCGAGTATCGCATTTGCGCGCACGGCCCTGACTGCCGGGAATCCGCTTGTCAGGTTGTGCCTGGTGACGTCCACCAGGAGGCATCTGACGCTAGGACCGGCTTGACCGACGAGGCGAAGGCCGTTGCGCACGTAGCTGCCAAGCACGTGACTGACATGTTCACTGAGCACGTCAAGCAACCCTTCGTCCCGTTGTTGCCGGCCCAAGTTGTTGGACCCACCAAGTTGCCCTATTTCACGCCGTATAACTACACGTCTGGGCAGGGTCTCACCCTGCCTGAGGAGAAGGTGAACCAAGAGTTCATCGAATCCAAGGAGTATCTTGACGCTCTAGCCGACTGGATGTGCGATTTATACGCAAACCCAGTCGTCTACCCCGTCAAGATCTTCCCCAAGGACGAAGCCATTACGGTCAAGAAGTACATGCAAGGACGCACGAGGCAAATTGCCTCACACCCACCCCACGTTAAGATTTCGGAGCGGTGTTTCAAAGGTGAGATCATCAATCACATCTACAACCACCAATTCGACCTCAGCGGGGGGTTCGCCAACGCTTTTAACCCCTACACTGAGGGTTGGAAGCTGCGACGCTGGCTGGTACACGACGAGTGGAAGTATTTCGACATAGACATCAAACAGCAAGACGCCACTATCAGCTCTTTCATGACTGGTAACTGGACCAAGCTGGTCTTGTCGACATACGACCCCACACATCCCCTGTACCCTAGCCTCATCGCACACATGGACATCATGCACTGCTCGTTCAATGCCTTCGCCGCCGGCTATGGGAAACCCCTAGGCTGTTGGCGCTTTGACGACATCTCGTCAGGCAAATACGACACCAGTGTTGAGAACACGTACTGCGCCATCCTTATGGCCCACACCGCCCTGGCAATATTGTCGGTGCGGCACGGTCTTAAGGCTGACGCGCTCTTTGAGGATATGCGTGTGGTGGCAAGTGGAGACGACGTTGTCGTCGCCATGAGCCCCCGCATTCACACCCTCATCGGAGCACCCGAATGGATCAATGCCTATCGTGAGATGGGCATGACCGCGACCAGCGGTCGCAAGGACGCCGAAATCGAGTACTACAACAGCCTCGACGAGTGCGTCTTCCTCAAGCGGACTTTTGACATTGTGACTGACCCCACCGGTAATGAGGTTGTTTCTGGCAAGCTAGCGTTTAAGTCAATCTTCAAACGCTTTGTTTTCCACAAGCAGCGCATCACCCACGGTGAGGTCACGCAACTCAAGAACATCGCCTACTATGAGCTTTCGCGCCACGGGCGTGCTGTGTACAACAAGCATGCCCACCGCATTGCGAAAACCTTTAAGAGGTTTAGCAAAGGCGGTGGCGTCATTCCCTCCTGGGAGGACGCATGGAACAAGGCCATAGAGGAATCGCTTAAGGAACGCGACCAGTCGCAACCTTTCGGAACACTCTTTCACCACGACACTGCAACTGTGGGCCCCGAGGAGCCAGAATCTTCGCATCAACCAGATGAATAATCACAACGCAAGCGCAGGAGTCTCGTCAGCTCATGAATCGACAGGAAGCGGTGCCAGCCATAATGACACCCGCGCAGGCGGTGCGCAATCCGCCTACAACAACACCAAGTTCTTCGACCCGGCGTCGGACGCAACAACGCGCGTCGCCGGTCGGCCATCCCCAAAGGATTTCATTCCCCGAGGTGTCGACGACAACCCGTCCATCATCACCTTCCTTGGACGCCCAGTCCTCCTATATCAGCGTACTATTGACTTCTCAGACACGGCAGACTCACTGCTGTTCCAGACCCCCGTCATGGGATGTCTCTATCAAGTTGATTCATGGGTGTCCAAGTTGCAAGGCATCAGCACCATTACCGCCACTGTGGTTTTCACCATACAGGTTAACTCACCTGCCACAGTTGGCGGCATGCTGTCGGCGACAATCCAATGGGGCCACTGGCCCCTGCCTGGGCAGGAGATCTTCGCATCAAACACAAGGATCCATTACTCGCAACGGCAGCGTGTGGACCTGGACTTCCAGGACCGACAAGCAACCATTCGAGTCCCCTACGTGTCTGAGCGGAACTCCTACCAGCTCGACAAGACTCCAACCTCCAGCGACCTGCGGGGGGAACCAGGGTCTTTTCAACTCTGGCTCGTTTCGCCAGCTAACGCCCCAACCTCCAGCGCCACCGCCCCCCACGTGTCGGTGTATGCGCACCTCGAGGACGTCGTCCTCGGGTTCCCCATAGACTTCACGCTGGCGGGTGGTGTCCCCACCCTCTGGTTGGAGCAGGCTGTCGAAGTAGAGTTTGCCCCCCACATCAACGAGCATCCTGTGGATTCGCCTGCCCAGGTGATCTCGCAGGAGAACAATCAGCGAGCTGTCCCCGAGCCCGCGCAAACGGGTTCAGGCAATGTTCAGGCTGAAGCTAAAAAGTTTAAGTTTAGCTCCCTCCTGCGCACTGCCTCCTCGTTTGCCGGCAAGCTTGCTGGTTTCGTCCCCGCTGTTGCGGAGTATGCCCTCGCCGGTGGCGTGCTGCTTGGCGGCGGCGCGCAATTGCTTGAGCATTTTGGGTGGTCCCGCGTGGAAGACAACACGTCTTTCATGACCACATTCGACTACCCATACAGGAACAACTATGCCGGCTCCGGCGTGGACTATTCCGCAACCCTCGGCGTTGACGTTGACAACGCCGTTGTATCTGTTTTCAACGCAGAGCCCAATAGCCATGACCCTATGGCTTTGAGGCTCGTCGCGGCCATGCCTGCGATGGTGGCTCAGTTCACCTACGCAGACACGGACGCGTCGGGAGATAGGCTGGCTGCCATTAATGTGGCACCCGCTTCGCTCAATGGTATAACCAACACCTGCTTGGCCTACACTGGCACAAGCGGCGACGCTGGTTACATCACTGGGCCGGCAGGTACTGTTGCAACTTTCTTCCAATATTGGCATGGTACGATGGTATATCGTTTCCGTGCTATTGGGACCAAGTTCCATTCTGGCAGGCTGCTTATCGCCCACCGGGGCCTCCGCGGCCTCAACACCACATCCACTCTCGGTGGGTCTATGGAAAAGACCAACAAGACGGTGTGGGATGTCACCGAGTCTAAGATTATCACTGTCAAGGTGCCTATGGCGGCCAACACGCATTGGCTCCAGACCCACGCCAGCGGCTTTCTTTACGATTTCACTAACGTGGAGGCCTTCAATGGCCTTCTGTCCGTTTTCGTTCTGAACCCCCTGGTGCACCCCGACACTGTGTCCTCGGAGATTCCCATCATCGTCGAGAGCTGGCTTGAAGACGCGCGCTTTGCGAGTCCCAACGTGAGTGTCGCACATTACAACTCACTTGAGGCTTTTGCTGGTGCCGGCGAAAAACCAGCCCCGATTCCTAGACCCCCCCCCACAGAAGAGGAGGAGCCACGCTTTTACGAACAATCTGGAACTGTGAGGGCCAAGGGGGTTTGGCAAACCAACGTTGTTGGCGCTTCTATGCTAGGGAGCTACACGGCTCGCGACCACTCCTACATCACTAAGGTGACTGTCGGTGAGGACGTTGAGTCGT